GAGGCATCCGCTACCGACGCTGAGAAGCACACCGAGGGCGCTGCTGCTCCGACTGAGGAGACCCTGACGATCGCTTATATCAACTTTGTGGCGCAATACTACAAGAAATGGATCCGTGTATCTGATCGCGTCCTGGCTCTGAAGGGCCGCGCATTCATGGACTACCTGTTCGACGAGTTCGGCCATAAGCTGGCTGTAGCTCTGGAGAATGCTGTTGTTGCTGAAATCGCTGCATCTACCCTGTCTGCAAAGGTCACCAACCCGATCGACAACACCGCAGTTATGGCCGGCTTCGCTCGGCTGTCTGATGAAGCGACCAACCCGGTTGTTATCATCAGCAAAACAAACTATGCGACTATCATGAATGAGCGCGCGACCACCGGCGCAAAGATTGAAGATCCGTTCAATGGCTTCGAAGTTCTGTTCAACAATGCCGTAACCGGTCTGCTGGTTGGCGATCTGGATGGCGTTGTCGCGAACTTCCCGGAAGGCGAAGACTTCAAGTTTATCGTTGACGACACCAGCCTGGCTGAGCAGGATCTGGTTAAGATCGTCGGCAAGATCCTCGTTGACATGCACCTCGTTCGCCCGAACGGCTTCGCGGTTGTCACTGCTTCATGAAAATCCGCATCTTAAAAGAGGCGACTTTAACACTTGGCGCGGGCCAGTCTGTGGAGGTAAGTCCGAAGCAGGCGGCCCTCGCTGTTAAGCTCGGCCTTGCTGAGATCGAGAAGCCCGCACCGAAGAAGGCGGCGAAGAAGAAGGACTAACATTATGCTGGAAAAGGTAAGGAACGCATTAAGAATAACAACGCTTGCTTTTGATGACGAACTGACCGACCTCATTGAGGCCGCGAAGGTTGATCTGAACATTGCAGGCGTGGAGTTCGATGAAGACAACATCCCGGCCATCGTAAGCACGGCAATCATCACTTACTGCAAGCTTCATTGGGGCACCTATTCGGACACGGAAGGCCGCCTCAAAGCGTCATATGACGAACAGAAGGCGCAGTTGAGCATGGCCGCCGGCTATCGCTATTGGGACTGGGAGGGTTAAGTCATGATCGAATGTCAGATTGAATTGATCGCCGAAGAGATCAGCCAGGACGAATATGGTCAGGAAATCGAGACGGAGACCACGACACAGATCTTTGCCAACGTGCAGAGTGCCAGCACCTCTGAGTTCTTCCAGGGCTATCAGAACGGCATCAAGCCGGCATTCACGTTCCTGATCCTTTCGGCAGAGTATCACGGTGAGCGAATTGTTCGATATGACGGCTGCCGGTATTCGGTTTATCGGACTTACCGCCGAGACATTGACCACATCGAGCTCCACTGCGAACAGCAGGAGGGCACGAAGTCATGAACACAAAGATCACTGTGGATCAGCTGACCGAGACCGTCAACCGGGCCCTGAAGCAGTACGGCGACGAATGCCGCGACATCGTTGATGAGACCGCGAAGAAGGCGGCAGACAACGCCAAGAAGAGGCTCCGGAACACAAGCCCGAAGCGGGCAAGGGGCGGCGGGAAGTATGCAAAGAGTTGGAATGTACAGGAAGACCGGAGTCGGCTCGGTTCGACTTACACTGTTTATAGCAAACAGCCCGGCCTTCCGCATCTGCTCGAGAATGGCCATGCGACACGCGGAGGAACCGGCTGGGTGAATGGCCGTCCGCATATCGCACCGGCGGAAAAGGCAGCAGTTGAAGAGTTCCAGACGGAATTGGAAATCAAGTTGGGAGGTGCCGGCGTATGACACGACAGGAAGTTAAGACTATCATGGCCGGCATCAAGACCGCGACCGGATGCCCGACAAACCTGGGAGTCTTTAAGAAGAAACAGGACTTGCCCTACATCATCTGGATGTTTGAGGGGCTCGACGGCTTCTATGCTGATGACACCGTTTACAAAAAGGTCGAACTGCTGACCGTGAACTTTTACTCTGAAAAACTGGACTTCGTGAAGGAGTCCAAGATTGAGGCGGCACTGTTAGATGCCGGCCTTGTGTACACTTACACGCGCGAGTACATCGATTCTGAAAAGATGTATGAAACGCATTATGAAAGCGAGGTTTTAATCGATGGCTAACAAGATCAAATACGGTCTGAAGAACGTATATTATGCCAAGATCACCGAGGGCACTGGCGGCACTATTACCTACGGCACTCCGGTTGCTATTCCGGGCGCTGTATCCATGTCTCTGGATGCTCAGGGCGAAATCAGCAAGTTTTACGCTGACAATATCGTCTATTATCAGACCGCCAGCAATAACGGCTATGAAGGCGATCTGGAGATTGCACTTGTACCCGAATCCTTCCGCACCGACATTCTCGGCGAGGTTAAGGACGAGACGAAAGGCATCATTGCCGAGTATGCAGACCACCAGCCGAGTCCCTTCGCCCTGCTGTTCCAGTTTGAGGGCGATGTGAACGCTGTGAAGCACGTCCTGTACAACTGCACGGCGACCCGTCCGGGCGTTGAGGGTAGCACCAAGGAAGAGAACGTAGAACCGCAGACTTCCACACTGACCATCTCCGCCGCTCCGAGAGGAACGGACAGCCTTGTCAAAGCATCCTGCGAGAGTGGCACCGCTTACGACAACTGGTTCACCAGCGTTCAGGAGCCGTAATAACGGAGGGGGAGAAGAATGAGAAAAGAATTAACAATTGACGGCAAGACGATCACGATGGTGGCGAACGCTGCCACACCGATCAGATTCAAAGGCATCTTTCATGAGGATCTGCTTCGGCTGCTTGACGATGCACAGAACGACCCGGTCGACGCGGTGGAAACCATCGCACGGCTGGGTTTTGTCATGTTGAAGCAGGCAGAGGGCGCGGACATGAAGGCCGTAACAGAAGACCAGTACGTCGAATGGCTGGAGCAGTTCGAGCCTGAGACGTTCATGGACGTCCAGACACTGGTCGAGATCCTGGGCGTGTACAACAAGCAGGCCCTGGCTGAAGTAAAGCCAAAAAAAAAGAGCCAGAAGTAGCACGAGAGCTCACGACTGCGCTCTATCTTAACAGAGCTCTATCTCTTGGCCTGACCTTGGCCGACCTTGAATCGGTTGAGGTTGGGCTGGTGATAGACATGATCACTGAGACAGCAAACGACACCTACGAATGGCCACAGAAGGCCACGCAGGCTGATTTTGATAAGTTCGCGAGGGGCTGAGATTAAATGGCAGGACGCTCACGAATCGCCGGCATCACGATTGAGATCGGCGGAGATACAACAAAATTACAAAAAGCCCTTAGTGGCGTAAATAAGACCATCAGCAGGACACAGAGCCAGCTGCGGGACATCAACAAGCTCTTGAAGGTTGATCCTGGCAACACTGAGCTGCTTCGGCAGAAACAGAGCCAGTTAGCGAACGAGATCGCGGCGACCAATGAGAAGCTCCGGCAGGAGAAGGAAGCGCTGCGCCTTGCTGCCGAGCAGGATCTTCCGGATGAGGAGCAGGCCAAGCTGAGGCGCGAGGTCATCGCTACCGAACAGGATCTGAAGGCACTGAAGAAGGAAATGAAGTCCTTCGGTTCTGTTTCGAAGCAGCAGCTGACGGCGATCGGGAACAAATTCAAGGCGGTCGGTGACAAAGTCAGCAGTATCGGTCAGAGCCTTTTGCCGATTTCGGGCGTTCTGGCGGCTCTTGGTTTCGGAGTCGTCAAGACCACGATGGATTTTGATTCTTCCATGAGTCAGGTTGCCGCAGTATCCGGGGCGACCGGGGAAGAGTTCGACCAATTAAGGAATAAAGCCCGGGAGATGGGCGAAAAGACGAGATTCTCCGCTTCCGAGTCTGCGGATGCCATGAATTATATGGCGATGGCAGGATGGAAGACCGGGGATATGCTTGACGGCATCGAAGGCATCATGAATCTGGCGGCGGCGTCAGGTGAAGACCTTGCCACGACCTCGGACATCGTGACGGATGCGCTGACGGCGTTCGGCATGAGCGCAGGAGACTCCGGGCGGCTTGCCGATGTTATGGCGGCGGCGAGCGCCAATGCGAACACCAATGTTTCGATGTTGGGCGAGTCCTTCAAGTACGTGGCGACCACCGCAGGCGCTTTGGGATACTCTGCGGAAGATACGGCGCTTGCCTTGGGCGTGATGGCGAACAGCGGAGTCAAAGCGAGCCAAGGCGGAACGGCACTACGAAACGTGCTGACCAACATGGCAAATCCGTCCGACAAGATGGCAAAGGCGATGCAACAGTTGGGCGTATCGCTGACCGACAGCGAAGGCAATATGCTTTCACTTCGTGAGGTTATGAACAACCTGCGGAGCGGCTTTACCGGGCTGAAGGATATGACCGATGAGCAGAAAACCGCACTTGCTGAGTTGGATAGCCAGTTGGCAGACGGCACGCTTTCGGAAGAGGAGTATGCGGATGCGGTTGATAAGTTGGTCGGTTCTGCGGATGACGCCACGGGTGCAACAAAAGCGCAGGTTGCGGCGATGCTTGCAGGAAAGCAGGGTATGTCGGGACTGCTTGCCATTGTCAACGCCTCGGATGAAGACTTCAACAAACTGGCAGAAGCGATAGACGGGTCTTCCGGGTCTGCACAGGATATGGCGGACACCATGCAGGACAATCTTGCCGGGCAGATGCAGATTCTGATGTCGCAGTTGCAGGAGTTGGCGATTTCCCTCGGCGATTCCCTTATGCCGACGATCCGGGATGCTGTCGCATGGATTCAGCAGTTGGTTGATAAGTTCAACAACCTGAGTCCAAGCACCAAGAAGGTCATCGCCATAATTGGAGCGGTAGTTGCCGTTGCGGCTCCGCTTCTGATGGCTATCGGCGGCATCGTCAGCGGCGTTGGCGGAATCATCACGATTGTCGGAGCGTTGACCCCGGTCATCTCTGGCATTGCTGGCATGATTCCATTTATAACGGCGATGGCGGCTCCGCTTGCGGCGGCGTTTCTGCCGATGATCGGAATTATTGCAGGAATCATCGGAGCGATTGTTGCGGTCATCCTTGTCATCAAGAATTGGGGCAAGATAACCAATTGGCTGAAGAAGGTTTGGGCAAAAGTTTCTGGTTTCTTACAAGAGACTTGGGAATCAATCAAGGAGACGGCTTCCGTAGTCTGGGAGGCCATCAAGATAGCAGTAACGCTTCCGATCCGGGTCGCTCGGAAGGTTATCAAGACTGTGTGGGAGAATCTGACCACTTGGCTTTCAGAGAAGTGGGAAGCCATCAAGGCCACGGCGAGCATAGTCTGGGAAGCCATCAAGGGAGTTGTCACGGCTCCGATTCAGGCGGCGAAGCGGATCGTGAAGAAGGCGGCGGACAAGATTTCAGCGGCGTTCGATATTTTTGAAAGCGTCAAAGAGACCGTTTCTTCTGTGTTTGAGACTATCGGCAATGCCATCAGCAACCCGATTGAAACGGCGAAGGAATTGGTCAGCGGTGCCATCGACACCATCAAGGGCTTGTTCCCGTTGAGCATCGGAAAGATTTTCAGCAATTTGAAACTTCCGCACTTCTCAGTCACGGGCGGCGAAGCGCCCTATGGCCTTTTTGGCATGGGCAAACGTCCGAAGATTGACGTCGAATGGTACGCCAAGGCGATGAAAGACGGCATGATTCTGAACAATCCGACCATATTCGGGGCAATGAACGGCAGTCTTTTAGGCGCAGGAGAAGCCGGGGCGGAAGCCATCGTGGGCGCACGTTCGCTTTCCTCGATGATTCAGCAGAGCGTGACGGCGGCAATGACTTCCATGTCGAGCACCATCGCCATGGCGACCTACAAAGCAGTATCGGCGGCGATGGAAGGCGGAAGACCGCTCGAAGCGACCCTGTATATGTTCAAGAACAGCCCTCAGATGGGCAAGTGGGTTGTCGAGACCTACGATACATACAAACCGAGGTTAGGCTGATGTTCACAGAAATCAAAATTAACGGCATGAAGATATACCGCCCGAACGATTTTACGCCTGCACGAGAAAACGTCTATTCTGCCGAATATACGGCAGTAAACGGGGCAATCTATGCGGACTATCTGGGCTGGAAATACAGCGACATGACCATGAGTTGGGATGCCCTGCCGTATGCACAAAGACAGTTCCTGATGACGCTGACCGGGCAGGCAGAATTGACTTTCCGGGATGCGGACGGGGTCGAGCGCACCGAGCAAGTCATCATCACAAACCTAACGCAGAGCGCAACCCGGTTGCATGATGCGCTTGGGTTCGATTTGTGGCAGGGCGTACAGTTGGGGGTGAGGTTTATTGGCATCCATAGTTGATGAGAACGAAAAACTTATCCGGGATAACGTGCAGTTGAACATCGTCATCATGGGCGAGGACGCCACGCCTTTTGAGTGCACTTGGAACCCCGACACAAAACGCCTGACATGGACGGCGACAGACCTTCCGCACAGGTTTCTGACCATACAGGTCAACGAAAAGACCGAGTATGTCGTGACGAATAGCAAGCGATGGTATCCGAACCCGTCCGGGTACATCTTTCTCCCCGAGCACTCTTCTCAGATTGCCTTCCGTGGAGAAGGTGCGGCGCCTGCGGAGTTGGTCGGGACGCAGACCATGGCGGTGAGTGGCTTTCATGTTCAGCTGGACAACAGAAGCATCACATCGTGCAATCTGGCATTACGTTCTTCTCTGGATTATGTCAACGCATCGTGGGAAACGAGCGAGATAAATCTTTCTTTTATCCTTCCCACAGCAACCCCGGAAGCATTGCAGTTCATAGCAACGACCATACAGGGCGCATTTATATCTTACGGCGCATCATTCGGCGAATCTCAGGACTATGCGGACAGCCTGCGGCGATTTACCTGCACGACCGAGGGAATCGATTACACGGGCAAAGAAATAACGCTGACTGGCGTTGACCAATCGGAGAAGCTGTCCAAGAATCAGGCTCCCCGGTACTTCACCTTCACCACCCTGTACGGCTTCGAACGGCTCTATGCTCTGTTCCGTTCCTTCCTGACGAATGCCGGGATTGAGAACCTGACGGTTGAGGATGCACCGCCGCCAGCAACGACAGGCTCAGACACCACGGACAGCGTGCTTTTGACGGAGCGAACCTATTCTTCCTATGTGCTCTTTTTCATGCGGCATATGGCTGTTGAAACGGGCTTGGGCGGTCGGGCGTTCTGGCCGAGGTATGTCGATGCCGGGCGACCGAGTGCAACATGGCGGTATCCAGAGCCTAAATGGGTTATCAAAGAAGAGGAGTGCGGCGACATCCAATGGAGATATGAGCCAGAGGTGAAGTCCTTTTCCATGAGCAACGAGGCGGCGGACAGCATCGGCATGAGCCGGGAAACCATCGAGACCAAGCAGGTCAAGAGCGGCAGAAAGTATTGGTTCGACCT